TAGTTGAGGATCTGATTAGTACAAAGCAAATAGTAGAAGCCACTGCCAGCAACAATACTATTATTACCCATGCATCCATCCTCTTAGCTACAGTAGATGACAATACCTCGACTTGTATTCCGATGGAAGGTAGATTCTTAGTGAAATTACGCGATCTTTCTTGTCTATATTCCGGTGGCAACCTTAGAACGGGTAACAATGTAAGTCCTTTCAAAGGGTTCAAAATGAGTAGCTACTATATTTTCCCCTATTCAGATGAGTATCAAATCGACAATTCAGGAGCTAAATCAATTGACGGAATTTTTGACATAGTCGCCTTCTACGGTTCCTCGTTGACTTCTTATTTTTCCGTACTCAGACAAATCATAATCACAGAAAAGACTGATCATCCAGGGTCCGACTCTGGAATTATTTACAAAACCTGTCCCTCAAGATGGGTCAACCGAATTGAAGGACGCTGGATGGGAACAGATGGATATGAGTTTGTGAGAGGGGGCTTCTCACTGTCTTATTACAAGGAAATCAAGAAAGCAGTAAATAAGGTGTTTCTAATAGAAAATAACTTCAATTGGGCTACTAGGATTAATGTCACGTACTTACTTAGTCTTATACTTAATGAATTATCGGGCAAGACTCAGGCGATTGAGGATAGGAGACATGTGCCGATGTCAGAGATGACAGGAGTATCCAAGATCACCATACTGTTGACATCCCATCTGGTTTTGGCTAGTGAGCGGGTCGGGAAAAAGGCACCAAAGACAAGGTTGTTATTGGACATCTTAATCAAGACATTAATAGAATGTTTTACAATTGAAGCTGGTTACGGCGTCGTTTCGGAATACTATTCAAGGAATTTATTGATCGAGATGAATAGTCTATTAGGTTTTGTCATAACTAGGGCACATTTCTGTTTTCTAGATTGCTTCAAAACCAATACTTTAGAGACTCAAGATCAGTTCTCTTCAGACATGTATAGATTACGCAATCTCGGCTTGGATTTTTATTTTACAGTTGCGACTCAAAGGATAATAGATCATGTAACATGTTATTTCTTGGTTACATCTGAAACTATTGCAGGATTGGAGCATCCAAGATTCCCTGGAATAAAGGTACCGGAGTCAATTCCGTCGGTATGGTTTCTCCCAGGTTTGAGAGCCGTAGAAGAGAAGGAAGTGTATGATCAGGAGAGTCATCCAGGAGCATTCTGGCGTAACACTTTGCTAATGTGGCCTCACCCTTGTGATACTTATGTTACCAAGAAAGCCAAGTCACGCTCAGTGTTGGATTTAGCTAACGGATTCTTTTGTCCGGTTGTGCAACCTAACCTCTGGGTTTATGATTCTGATTGTATAGCGACTAACGACGCTCTCTTAGCATATAAGTTAGAATTTCGATTGATTGAGTTTGAATATTTTTACTGGCCAGTGGAATGCTGGGCGATTAAAGACAACAGATGTACCAGGATGATCTCCTACACTGTACCATTTAGTTACAATGATGTTATACAGACTTTCAGATTAATCGAAAAGAAAATAGGAGATTCTGCATATATTGTGTTCTCTTATTTGATACTTCCTAAAGGGGCACCCATAATGGCGTCGTATCACAAATATAAATGCTGCGAGGGCGTAGTAGAGATGTATCATTCTAGGTACTTCTCATTGCTAGTTCAAGATCCCTCGCATGACGTAGACCAATGTTATCGGATGAAGGTGCTCCCTAAATTACTCTATAATGAGCTTGAGAGTTTGAAAATTAGATCAGAATCACCTCAGAATAAGTTGCGCTCTGCCAAGTGGTATAGTAATTCTGAATTCTGCGATTCTCATGTTCTGAACCTGCCAGGTAGGATCTATCAATTAATCAAGTACAAAAAGAACTTTGATCTTTACGGGGGGGGCAGGTTTCGAGGAATTAATGGAGAATTTGCTCGAGGATTGCTTTTTAATCTCTTGTTTTTCTTATGGGATAGTATCGGAGTTGGTGTTCCCGTCCGCCAAAACGCCCATGGCAGAATTCCGTGGTGTTACTGGAGACTGCATGACTGCACTATCTCTGTTGTCGGGAAGAACCTCCACATAGGTAAAATCTTGTTGAACTCTCGC